CGTTGTTATTATCGGTGGAATTTACTTAATAGCGACAGATAAACAAGTTGCAGGTAGTGTTTTAACTGGAACTACTGCACTAGGGCTAATTGGTTTGTTTACAGGGAATAATCAAAATAAAAACAAAGACAAAGAATAGTTCTTTCTACCGCAGGCTTAGGCTTGCGGTTTTTTTGTTTGACAAAATTCAAAAAATGTGCAAAAATAAGTAGAATTGAAAACAGGAAAAATCTACCTCCTTTCGATTCGCCCAGCCTTTTCTTGAGGCAATGAGGGGGCGGAGAGACGCGCTCGTCAACAGAAGTATCTCATTGGAAATGTTGCTCACTTTTTAGTGAGCTTTTTATCTAAGGAATAGGAATGAAAAGTAAGAAGTTAAAATTAGGTCAAATTGATTTAGAAATGTGCAAGGATTACGACCTTATTCAAGCGATGGATTATGACTTTAAGACAAAGGAAGTAATGAATAAAGGAAGGGGATTTGCGGTAACTGTTGTCAAAATACAGGGGCTAACTTTCTTGATTCCATTTAGAAGTTACATTCCTAAAAAGTACCAGTTGAAGTATAAGCTTAGAAATTCGGCAAAAGAAGGATATGTTGAAGGATTAGATATTGGTAAAACATTGATTTTAGAAGATAAAAGTTATTTACTGAATACAACTTTCCGCCTTCGGAAAATCGAAGATTATTATAAAGTAATGGACAATGATAAGGTCATAATTAATAAGTTGGTAAAAGCAATTATAGACTATAACCATGCTTTGGAAATAAATGATAGAAATAAACTTGAAGATCCTAAACGTTTTAAATTCTCAACATTTCAGAATTATTCTACTAGATTAAAAGTAATTACAGAAAAAGACTATTTAGAATAGATGATGTTTCCGCAGGTCGTTTGGCTTGCGTTTTTTTATTGTTCAAAAACACGCATTTTGAACGATTAGAAACAGAAATTATAATCCTATTGTTCAAAAAATCGCTTTCTTGAAGGATAGGAAGGAGGAATGGCAGGGTATTATTGTCAAAAATGCCATTTTGTTAATAATGCCTTCTTTTTCTTTTTTGATTATTGTCAAAAACGGTGTTTTGTTAAAATCAATATTTTTGCTGAAGGTTTTTTGAAATCTAAATAGGAATTTGTGGTATAATGCAAGTAGATTTTAATACAGTATTGAGCCGTGATTTTAGCCAATTTTTGGAAAAGCAGACCCTAAAACAGACCCTCTTTTTGAAGAAGGTCTGTTGTGTTTAAAAATTAATATAATTGGCAAAGCGTTCTCCGATGTCATCCTTTGCTTGCTTAGTTATGTGAGTATAAACGTTCATGGTCGTCTTCAAGTCGGAATGTCCTAACCGATGTTGGACTTGCTTCAAAGTCATACCAGCGTCAAAACAAAGGCTGGCATGTGTATGTCTGAATCCATGGATTTTAATTGGACGTAGGTCGCTACCTTCCACAATTTTGATAAGCCACTTTCTAGGAAGAGTGCTTGGAATTGGCTTTTTAAATTCATTTTCAAAAATGTATTTGGTGTTTGGATTTTGCTTTTTCCATTTTTTCAAAATACTTTTTGTTTTCTTGTCCAGACTGATTAGTCGATTACTGCTTACCGTTTTGGTATTGCCTATCTCTTCGCCTGCAAAACCTCTTGTAATGGCCTTATTTATGTCAAGAGTATTATCTGTCCAGTCATTCCACTCAAGAGCTAAAATCTCCCCTTTTCGTGCCCCTGTGAAGGCCAGAAGACGGAATAGAGTTATCTTCTCTAGATCCTTTGTTTTGGAGACAAGTTTTAAAAATTTTTTAAGTTCGTCTTTGCTATAGAAATCGCTCTTGTTATCTGATTTCTTTCTTGTTGATGTAATCACGCTGTCTACTGGATTGGTATCAATGTAACCATGTCTGATTGCATACTTAAAAACATTATTCATCAACCCCTTTAACTTACGGCCATAGACCAGTTTCTTCGACCACTCGTTAGCTTGTTCCTGCATTTGAAGTGGTGTTATCGTAGCTATCTTTCTATTGCCGAAAGCTGGATAGATGTGATTCTTGAAATTCCTAGATGTCTTGATGTATGTGCTTTCTTGCACTGTCTCAGAATAATCTTTGAGCCATTTTTTTGCGATTTCCTCAACCGTGATTTCTTTCCTGCTTTGTTCTCCACTTTCTATATCTTCCTGAAGTTGAAGTAGTGCTGCTCTTGCTTTAGCTTTAGTCGCAAATCCTCTTCGTTTAATATACTTGTCTTTTCCGTTTTCTTTTCCGACGTAAATTCTAAAACCAAAAGCCGTCTCTCCGTTTTTCTTTTTATAAGACTTTATTTCCATTGATTTTTACCTCATTTCTTGATAAAATGGGTACAAGAAAACGACCTTTTGAATGGTTGTTTCCTTATAGACGATATCCTCACACTCAAAATTTGGCGATGGCGAGTGTGGGGATTTTTTTATTTTGAATTATTCCAATCCGATGCCGACTTTAGCAGTCAATAAATAAGCACCATTTTCTTGTTTGCTAAATGTCAAAGTAATGCTTCGGAGTTTTGTCCCTGCTGAAGAATATGAAATTGTTCTGCTTTCATGATCATTAACAGTAGTAGTGTTTATGCTATTTGGTTCTCCATGAACGCTAACAATATCATCGTAGTTAGTTCCACCAGCTCCATAATTCGTGATGTCACCCATCTGAAGAGCGTCAAACTGTTCTTTTGTCCAGTTAAATTTAGCATCCTCTTCTTTTTGTGATGATTCGATAGAAGAACTTACTGAGCTGACAGTTTCTTCAACGTTTTTAGCAGCGTTATTCAAAGCACGGGCATACATCAATTGCGTAGCGATAACAATAACCATTGATACGACTGCTAAGACTGTACCAATGATAGCCAACATTTTTGGTCTTTTTCTGTTAATAGCTAGACCTATCAAGCCCAATATAAGCGCTAAGATAGCAATAACAAAAGATAGATTGTTAATAATAGGCATCCAAGACCCAAATAGAGCAATCGCTCCAAAAATAATAGCCAAAATACCTAAAACTTTGCGTTCTTCATTCATAATGAAACCTCTCTCAGCTTTTAATGTGGATCAGTTATTGCACATTTTTTATTTCTGTTTTTTACATACCAACTATTTCCAAAATGGAAAGAGTTGGTTTATTTATTTTCTCGGTTCCTTGCGGTGCCAATTATTTGGAAATCCTAATGTAGCATTTATAATGTTTATATCAACGGATTTTAGTTTGTTTTCAAGTTTTCTAACTTTTTTTCTGAGAGTATTCCACAAACGATTGAACTCTTCTCCGCTGATGAAGCACTGTAAGCTGACAACTGTTGAGTAGACTGATTTTCTGGAATCGTCGTCTTGTAAGTTGAAGTCATCATGGATAGGGGAAAAGTAGACACTATTTGCAGTACAATTATAATTTAGCAGTCTGTTATTGTGAGCACATACGTTTCTTGTTTGGTTGATATTTTTTAAAAAAGAAATCATAGTTTCTGGGGGGAACACACCAGTGAAATCGGGATTATTTGTTTTTAAAAAACTAACTAAATCCTTTGCAATTTTATTTTGTAGACTCGTTGGCAAATTTTTGATAATGTTTCGTGTATCACCAAATTCCAAGTAGTCAGTTAAAACCCATATCGGGACATCTTTGTGGTTAGTGTAGTAGTGGTTGATTGAAGTTCCACGCTTATTTTTATTATAGTTCACAATTTTAGAGAGTCTAGATATGATATAGCCTACATCAAGGATTTTATCGTTGTCGTAATTTTTAGTGTCGAGATAAGCATATTGTTGATTTTGATAAGCCTCTGCAAATCTATGAGCTGTAATAGATTTTATATGATGTTCAGCTTCAAGTATAGATTGCAGGATAGCTCTCTTAATATCCTTGTCAAAAGTGTAGAGAGAAGCCACTTCATCGAAGGTGACGCCCTCTATATAATTATCACTATCTATTATCTGAAAGAATTTACTGTATCCGTTAATGATATTGTAGTAGTTGTTACTCAATAAATATTTTAATGTACGCTCTCTATTGGTGATAGCAAGATTTCTATCTTTGAGCACATCAAGTTGTTCTTCTAAATCTTTAAATGGTTTCAAAAAAAGCCTCCTCCAAGCAAATGGAGAAGACTTCTTCCGCATCAGACCCCGTAGAGTTATTGACACTTTTTTCTTAAATTATCTCCATTTTACTGTATTGTTTAAATTTTGTCAAGGTATTTTTGTTAAATTTAGTTTTATTCCCCTCTATACACCCCAATAACTGCAAAAATCTTGATGTGTGTGTCTTCGGCTGGTGGGAAGTCTAGGATGATGTCTTCATACTTGTCATTGAGCGACACTAGGCGTAAGCGTCCGTTTTCGGTATATATCTTCTTGAAGTAAGAACGATCTCCGTATGCGATAACTGCCAAATCTCCGTTGTAGGTAGTCAGTCCTTTGTCTACTAAATAGAGAATGTCTCCGTCTTGGTAGTCAGGTTGCATGGAGTCTCCGCTTACCTTGGTAGCAATATCGTGGCGTGGTGGTTGCTCGTCAACCTCTATAGTCTCTCTGTCAGTATCGTCGTAACCGAATCCATAGTTAAATCCACAAGCTGCTGCAGTCTCAGATACTACCTCAACTTGGTACAAGTCGATAACTTTCTCTGATACTTCGTTTACCTTCGTTTTATCTTCGTTTTTTTTCTCTTTCAGAAGATCCTCAGAAGTCCGTAGGACGATTTTTTTATTGTCAGTGTTTAATTTTCGAGCTGTGTTTGTAATTTCTTCTAAAAGGGAGTCTGATGCTTGAACGGTAGCAATCTTGTTTTCGATAAGGTCAGATTTATTTATATTAAAATAGTTTGCCAAAAGTTCAATTTTTCCAATGCGAGGGTAGGTTATTCCTTTTAGCCAATCGCGAACGGTAGTGTATTTTAAATCTAAGTCTGCGCATAATCTATTTCTATCCACCCCTTTTTTCTCCATGTAAAAACTCAGATTATTGGCAAAAATTTTTTTATTTTCGACTTTCATTTCCGTTCCTCCTTATATAGTACATTTTACGGAAAAAACGCAAAAAAGTAAAGAATAAAATAAAAAATTGCGAAAAAAACGCAAAAAATACTTGACATTGCGGTTTAACCGCAGTATAATTAAATCAAGCTTAAGGAAAAGGAGGTAAGGCAAATGATGGAACACATCATAAAAAGCCTAGCAACCAAGGACACTGCAACCGTCATCTTGGTACTAGGCTTAGTCAGAGAAGCACGTCTTTGGCATAAGCAGTACTTAGCTTACAAGCTCAAAGACAAAGAGCTTAAGAAAAAGTAGAGAAAGGGGCAGAAGCCCCAACCTCTACTTGATAGTGTACCATCATTTGCCGTGAAAAGCAATGGATGAAAATGTTGGCTTGATAATCCTAGCAGGATTTGTGATTGTATCTTTTACTATTCGTCAGATAGTGAAGTACCGATGTGATAAAAAAGATAAGGAGTAGGGGAATGAACGAACTAGAAAGAACAGCCCTCAACGAGATATTGAGGACTGTAACATATATTGCTGAGAAGGTGGATGAATTGAATATTAAGGTTTCTCAATTGGAAGAAGTGAAAGACAATGCTTCATCAGCGTCATAATCAGCTGCGATAAATTGAGCCGCCGAGAGAATGAACTTCTTTAAATCATCGATATCTTTACTATCGTGTCTGCGGACATAATGAGTCTCATCATTACCTATCCAGGCAACAGATTTTGCCAAGGCTTGAATTTTTGGAAAATCGTTTAAGTATGTAGAAATTACTTGCCCAAGCATAATTGATTTGATTTTTTCTTCATCGGCTGGTTTTTTGGAAATTGCGTAGTCCTTTATCAGGAATTCGGCTGCTTTGCGATAGCCGACGCCAGCAATCTGATCCAACAATTCTTTTTCAGCGATTGCTGATTGAGTATATATTTTTACAAAATCAGGAGAAATCTTTTCAATGTTTTCAGGGAGATTAACTTTTATTTTAGGACGATAAAAATAATTAATCGTTGAAGCGAGCTCATATCCATTGTTAATGTATTCTATTACAAAATACTTTTGACAATCTTCATAAGCACATCTAAAAATAACAGAGAATCTTCCTCGTTCTACAATTGCCGAGTTTTCGGAACTCGAGCTTTGTCCTACGTGTTGTGGAGCCACAGTTCTACCGCAGTGGGGGCAAGTGGAAGGGGTGTCAATCGGAACATAGTATTTTCCATCTCTAAAATTAATAGGCACATCGATTTTCATAATATTTCTCCAATCGTTTTATTTTGATTATACCACATTTGAAAGGTGGTTAGAATTGTAAGATAAAATCATTGAACTTGCTGATTACTTCATCAGCGAAAACACAACGTACAGAGAAGCAAAAATAGCGTGTGAAAAGCTATTGAAACAAGTCAGCCATGAGATAGAACTCAGGGCGCTGGAAAGTAAGACGAGGGCATGAAAGGAGGACAATATAGTGAACGGACTAGGACTAATCATAGTAACAATTGTAAATGTAGTTTCTGCTTTAATAAATCTATTTTGCTTTATAAAAGACAGGATGGAATGATTTGTGTTTGAAAATGAAACGAATTCTCTTATCAGTCTTGACTTTGATTTTACATGGTAAACTATCCAGGTAATAAGAATAAGTAATACTGCTATGGGGAAAAATAATTCCATCACCTTCAAAGGGATAGGAATGTAAATCGTCTTTTCTAAAAGCAAACTTGTGTAAAGGGAGGCTTTCGTATGGTTCAAAATTATTATCTTTCATTTCATTTCCGTCACCATCGAATAATTGGATACTTTTAATTGTGTATGTGCTATTGCTTGGGTTAACAAGGTCAAAAGAATATTTGTAAGGTGCTTCATTTGACACTTCAATTACATAGGCATCTGTAATCGATAATTGAGCTCTATTTATAAAAAACGAGTAAAGCAAACCTGTAACACCAGTAATAGCACCAATCCAAGCAGCAGAAATATTCAAAATATCAATCAAACTAAACATAAGAATTACCTCGTTTTTGATTTCATTATATCACAAAAATAGAGGGCAACTATTAACACAAGGGGGTGAGTGCGTGCAGGAACTTACAAAAAAACAAAAGTTAAAAAAGCAAGAGTTGAAGCCGAAAATAAAGCTTAGAAAAGAGAGAAAGAAGCATGAACTTACGACAGTTTTTATGGCAGATTTAATTGGTTTGAAAAATCGCAGACAATATGAATTAAAAGAAAATGGCAAAGCTCCATTCCATGATTATGAGATATCTATTATTTCTAATTATTTTCACAAATCAGAGAGTGAATTATTTTTTTAAAATAAAATATCTCAATTTGAGATTGAAAAGAAAGGAGAACTTATGAAAGATTTTAAAAACTTGAATCTTCAATTAATCTTTCAGAAATGCGACGGATGATTACACTGCAGTCAAAAATGATTTTCTGAGAGATCCAAAGCTTGAGCCAGCAACAATTGGGATATTGATGGTCGTTCTCAGCAATAAAGAGAATTGGCTTGTATATCCAGAGGAAATAGCCAGACGGTTGAATATTAGCCGCGAAATGGTTTTAAGGCATTTCAAAAAGATTGAAAAAGCTGGATATTTACGGACTGTCAAAAAAAGTCTCGGCAGAGGGAGAGGAGTTCAGACTTTCAGATTCTTCTCAGATACAAAAATAACTGATTTTCAATTTGAAATTATGTTGCAACGTCTGGACGAAGCGATAGCTATGAAGAAGTCTGAGTTATCCACAATTACTTAATACAAAGTTGCATTTTACAACGTTGTATTTTACAACATTGCATTTTACAACGTTGTAAAATAAGGCACTAATAAATATTAACTAACAACAAGTATTAACTAACAATAAATATTAATTAACAACAAGTCCTACTTCTCTTAATAAATAAAAGAGAGGGTAGAAAAAATAAATACAAAGGAGAAGGAAATGAGACCAATAGGATATCGGCTTAATGTTGAAGTTTCTGGTATTGAAGAACTAAAGGAAGCTTGTAAAGAAGTATCAAAAAAAGCCGAAGAATTGCAAGAAGCAATCTATCGACTTAGTATTATTGAAATTGAATTAAAAGCCAAGCTTGTCAAAGATTAGACTTTCTGTAGCAGTAGACAACATTTCTTCCCAAGTAGAGAACTTGGTTTGTTCAGAAACGAATGTATCTAGGATTGTTTCATCAGCTTTTTCAAGTTCTTCGTTACTAGAAATTTTTTCTGGGCTAGACAGCAGAAATTCTTCTATGGTTGAGAAGTTTGTGTTTTCTAACATGAATTTATTAGGAAATATTTCATCAAAAGAATATTCATGTGTTCCTGCAAGGGCTTGAGCATTCTTTGAAATTTGCTTGAGCTCTTTAGCTAGTTCATCTAATCCGTTCATTTTAAAAGACATATAGTTTTCCTCCTTTCTATTGGAATTTTGACTAAAACGTGAGAGGTCCTAGTCGAGATTGATTATAGCATAATCTAAATTAAATAACAATATGTAGTGTTTTTATATGTTTAAAACACAATATATTGGGAAAGGAGCAATGTGTGTGGAAGAAGTTTAAGCATTTGTTGATTGAAAAAGGGATGACACAGAAGGAATTAGCTGAAAAAGCTGGTATTAGTCCAAATACAATCAGAAATATCAAAACCGAGCGTATTTCTTTTAAGAATATGTGTAAAATCGCTGACGCACTGGAAGTCAAAATAGACGAACTAAGATAAACCAAAAAGCACCTGACGGCAATCAGGCGCATACTAAAACAATTAAAACCATTATATCACAAAAATGCTTGCCCGCATAGTTGAGAGGATGTAGAAAATGGAAGGTATCACGTTACAATTACGATTGGACGGCGAAAGTGCTGAATTGTTCACGAATCAATTACTGGCCTTTGCTGAAAAGCAGGTCAAGGAGCAGTTAGAGAATGATCGCATGCCAATCAATCAACAGGCTTTGATGAAGAAGTTTGGCTTTAATCATGCCTATGTTAAGAAGTTAGAACGTAAAGGCTTAAGATTTCGTAAGCAAGGGAAAGATATTATGTACGATATCAATGATGTTTATGAGATTTTAGAGTTAGAAAAAGAAGTACGAAAATTAAGAGCGTAAGGAGATAGAAAAATGTTTGAACCACCGATTTTAGACCAGTTGATGGGTGTTGGAGCCTTGCTGCTTGGTTTTGTGGGACTTTATCGTCACATCAAAATGCAAGAACAACGCAAGGAAGAAGAGAGACGACTGCAAGAAGAGTATGACACACAAGTGGTTAGAGCTTGTAATAAATTGCTTGAAATGGGTCGTGAGATTGAGAGAGAACAAATCCGCAAGAATATCCGTCGGGAGTTCAAAGGCTTCGCATACGACAACGAACCGCCTCAAGGATTGCGACCTGAGCCATTAGCCTTACCAGAACCACGAAGATCACGCTATGCAAAGCATTTGGGATAGAGCAAAGGAGACGCTGATGACTAGAATTGAACTTGAAAACCGTGTGTGGCTTTTGGCCAATCATGAAGAAAAAAACGAATTACTGGATCTTGGGCTAACGTCCAAGGCCGGATATGTGAAACGAGTGCTTGAACTTGGAAAGGTGTATGCGCATGTTTGATTATGACAGAGATATAATGCAACCGCCCGAAGAACGAGAAGAACTTGACCCAAGCGAATATGTGGATATCGGATGCGGTCGACGTCGATATGTAGGTGATGAAATATGATCCAGGAACTACACGCAGAAATCGATAATTGGCGAGCTGAGTATATGCATCTTGGCCGAGAGATGGGGCAGATTATCAATGAACAACAAGATATTATTTTGAAACTACAAAACGAAAACAGACGTATAAAACGTGAGAATTGGAACCTTAAGAAGACGAAAGGAAGAAAGAAATGACTAAAACCGTTAAGATGACACGATAGCAGAATAATAAATACTAATAAACAACAAACTCATCCTTATAGATAATAAGGGAATTACAGAGTTTTTTTAAAGGAGGATAGATAATATGGCAGATTTAACATTTGCAGAATTACAGCGAAAAATGCAAATCGAAAAACAAACGAAACAGGGAGTGAAATATCCGTTTAGAACCGCAGAGGACATCAATAATAAATTTAAGTCTCTTGACAGTGGTTGGAGTGTGTCATTTCCTGAAGATGACATCATTCAAAAAGGCGACAAACTGTATTATAAAGCGACAGCCGTTGCTAAAAGAGAAAGTGATGGCACGATTGAAAAAGCTATTGGATGGGCTAGAGAAGAAGATGTACCAATTTTTCACACACAAAAAGGGGATGTGAAACAGATGCAAGATCCACAATGGACAGGTGCTGTTGGTTCTTATGCTAGAAAATATGCTTTACAAGGTTTATTTGCTATTGGGGGTGAGGATGTTGATGAGTATCCAGTAGAAGAAAACCAAGAACAAGGGCAGAATAATCAGCAACAGAAACCAAACAACCAGCAAGCTCAAGAACAAAATCAAGTAAGGTACATTGACAACATTCAGTATCAAGAAATCATCAAGAACGTTGAAGAAATTGCGACGATTAAGGGAACGCTATTTGATACAGTTGCAAATTTTGTATTGAGAAAGTATCAAATAGACGATTTCCACAAAGTACCAGTTGATGGCTATAACATAGTGATGGACTATCTCACTAAACAAATTCAAAAAGCATACGAAAAACAAGGAGTATAAGACATGACAGAAAATAAAATTTATTCGCCATGGGCTTTCACAGAAAACGAAAGCCAAAAACAGAAATCTAATCTTTCAGCTCTAAAAGAGTTAAAAGAGAAATATATCATCAAGGATAAGTGGAATTACGACAAAATGAATGAACAAGATCAAGAAACCGTTGATGTTGTATATGGTCGAGTTGGTGGCAGTTACGGAAATTCACTTTATGAAATTTATAAGAATACCCCTAATTTATCCAAAACAGAACTTGCCTTAATTTGTGATAATGGCAATTTATGTTTTGGGCATTCATCATCAGGTAGTAAAATCAAAATTTACACAGACTAGGAGAACAAAGACGTGGTAAAAGATGTAACTAATAGCTTGACAGAAATTAAGGTAGATTTCCAACCTGCAGTAATCAATGTTGATTATGATAGCGTTGAGAAACAACTTGCAGCAATCGTTGCACAGTACACAGATTATGAGGTGACAGCATCCACTTATAAGATTGATTATGATGAGCGTACACGCCTTAATAAATTAAAAGAGGCGTTGGAAACTCGGCGTAAGGAAATCAAAAATAACATCAATAATCCATACAAGGAATTTGAGAAGTGGTACAAGAAAACAGTTGAGCCATTGGATAATGTTATCTCAAACATCACAGCAGGACTTAATGCGATTGATGAACATGAACGATTGATGCGCGTGGATGTCGTGCGTGCCACATTTGAGGATAAGTGTATGGTCGCAGGGATTGAAAAATCCACATTTGCTGACAAATACGATGAGTACAGCCTTAAGAAACATTTTAAAACAGGCAAGTATGAGCTGAAAAAGACAACACTTGATGAAATGGATGCCTTGGTGCTTTCAGAATTTGATGCCCTGGAAGAATATAAGGCCAACAAGCAAGCTATCCAAGAACAAGCTCAAGAGTACAATTTGCCAGCTGACAGCTATATCAGACATCTTGAAGATGGTAAGAGTCTTGTTGATATTCTCAAGATGATGAAATCAGATCGTGATGCTGAGATTGCACGCAAAGAGCAGAAAGAGGCTCAAGAAAAAGCAGAATCTGAACGACTTGAAGAAATTGCTCAATTGGCCAAGAAAAATGCTAATGCGAATATCAAGGCTTATGATGCTGAAACAGGCGAGATTTTGGAGCAGGGTACAACTACATCAGAACCTCAAAACAATGCGCGAGAGGTGGCAAAATTTGAACCTAGCGAGCCTTTAACAATTGACTTGCGTTTGACATTGCATGGTGGGAAATCTCAGTTTGATCAGTTGAAAGAATGGCTTGAGGATAACTTTATCAGCTTTGAAACTTTGTAGGGTTAGGTGGAATTTAGAAAGTATCAACTTATTTTAGAGTTTGAGGAGGCTAATAGGCCTCTCACACACAAAAGCAAGGAGTCAGATTTATGAGATGTTTTTATGTCAGTGGTAAAATTGCAGATCTTGATTTGGGGTCAGAAATCAATGCAGAAAATTCATTTATGGCCGCTATTGAGTTTGTGAAACGATACGCCGGCTTATTAAAATTTGGTTCAAATGAAATCAAGGTATCAGAAGTAGAGGAGGTTTCAGCATGACAGCTTTAGCATGGCTAATCTATAATCTATCGGTACTTGCTACCTCCTTATACCTTACTATTCATTTTAATTCTGGATGGTGGATGCTTCTTGTTTTGATTGCATCAGCCGACTTAAAAACTAAGAGAGGTAAAATCAATGATAAATAACGTTGTTTTAGTAGGGCGACTTACAAGAGATGCCGAACTGAGATACACGCAATCTAATATTGCGGTTGCTACATTTACTCTTGCTGTAAATCGTCCGTTTAAGAACGAGGCTGGAGAGCGTGATGCTGATTTTATCAATTGCGTTATCTGGAGACAGTCAGCTGAAAATCTTGCTAATTGGGCTAAAAAAGGCTCATTGATTGGTATCACAGGAGTAATTCAAACACGTACCTATGATAATCAGCAAGGTCAACGTGTTTATGTTACAGAGGTTGTTGCTAGTAATTTCCAATTACTAGAAAGTCGTAACAGTCAGCAAAACAATCAAGGCCATCAAGATCATCATGGCGGTTATCAGCAACAGGGTTACAGCAACCAGCGCAGTTCTTTCCAAAACGGAAATAACACAGGGAACAATTTCCAAAATGGAAATTGTTACGGGCAACAAGGTAGTATCTTTGAGGGGAACACAACAAATCCAGTTCCTGATTTCACCCAAGACAATAATCCATTTGGCAGAACCACAAATCCATTGGATATCAGTGATGATGATTTGCCATTTTAATGTTTGATAGATTGGAAAAATATGACTGAATTAGTAAAAGTAGACGTGCAGTGTCCGTTTTGTGGGGAATGTTATCACAGAATGGTTAAGATTAAACCTTCATCAATTCGTTGTAGAGCGTGCAGTAAGTTTCTGCATTTGAAATGGACAGGTAACACACCAACAAGCACGAATAAAGCAGGTTTCGGGAGGTTAGCGTATGATCCGTATAACAACAATGAGGAGATTATGGAACTGAATGAGGTGTTCACAAAGACATGAAAGAACGATTGATTTTGAAATTTGAGTTGAACAGGAAACAGATGATCAACGCAAATGATAGACCGCACTTTCATCAAAAGGCTAAAATCACTAAGTTCTTACGGCAGTTAGCCGAATACGAGGGCAACAATGTACTGAGAGATTACTTTGGGCTGCCTTACAGCGAGGACAAGCCTTGCAAGGTTAAGGTTCGGATATATCCTCCGACAAATCGGAAATACGACCCGCCGAACTGGTCGCCTACAAGCAAGGCTTTGTTTGATGGATTAACAGACGCTAAGATTTGGACAGATGATAATTATAATGTGATAGTATCTACTGAGTTTATGCACGGTGGCAAGTCTGGAAATAAGAATTACAGG